GTATTGTTGCTGCCCTTTGCAAGCGACCGCAGGATATAGCCCCGGATGGTCTTGTTTTTCTTCACTTCCTGCTCGGTCATTTCGTCCAGAAATGCCATGATATCAGCCCTCCTTGTCTAAAAGCCGGTAGGTCAGCCGGTTTAATTTATCCTCAATCCGATTCATGACACGGATGCTGTCCTCCCGCGTCTCGAAAACAAGCGGAAGATTGACTTGCAGCTCGTTCAGCTTGTCTTCGACTTTTTCGATATGGTCGGCGTTTTGCTTATCCGCGTTTTCCAGATTGGCGAGCGTCTTTTTCATAAAGTACGTCAGAGCACCAACAACGAGCGTGCAGAGCAGGGAGGCTGCCGCGCCGATGACTGCGGTGACTTGTACGATATCCATATGGAGCCTCCCTTAATGTGCACTCTCATTCGCGGGAATGCTTTCAGAAAGCATAGCAAAGGGGTCATTCTGCTTAACCTTCAGGACTGCATCTTCAATGCATTTCGTGAGGTAATCGTCAAAGCTGCCAAGGGTTCTGGTAATCGTGGCCTGTGCCTCCGGCCCGACCGCCGCCTTGACTTCATCGAAGACCGTTTTGCCGAGTGCAAGCAGTTCCTCGCGATCGGCGATGCCGTTCTTCACATTCTCACGCAGCTTCTTTGCCGTGGTTTGCTCCATTGCACCGACCGACAGCTCGGCAAGCTGACGTACATCGTCCAGCGCCGTATCAAGCGCCCAGCGCGTGCGCTCATTTCGGAGCTGCGCGGTCTGCGACTTGACCTTTGCCGCGCAAAGCCGGATAAAATAGATGCCATACGCCCCAGCAAGGGATACGACCGCCAGCATTGCATCCGTCAACAAAGTGTTTGCCGCGTTCTGAATCGTTCCTGTTTCCATGATTTCTGCCTCCTTTGGGCTAAAAAAATATGAGTACAAGCTGAGCTTGTACTCATAGATTACCTGATTTTTTCGGAAACGTCTATACGAAGCAATTCCTGGATTTAATTCCTAGAATTACGGTTCAAAAGTTTCATCAAAAAAACCGATTTGCCCTTCTGCGAAACCAGTTCCGCAGAGCTGCCTAACCCATCTTTCGGTTACGTTATACTTCTCGGCCAGTGCAACATGGTTGAATCCGGTAAATTCAGCCTTGATATGTGCATCACGTACAGGGCGGAGCAAACTTTCCGCTCGCGGAATGTAAATTGTCGAACCGCCAACCGTGCAGGCCAGCTTATAAAAGTTATCGATACCTATCGTTTCTGCAATCTTTCGATAAAGGCCATCCTGAAGCATTTCGACTGTCAGCTCGTTTGTGTAATCGTCCATGCCGCACCCTCCTTTGCTTAGCCAGGGACTTCCGTAAACAGATTGCCTAAGATTCCAAACAGCTCGCCAACCGTAACATTCTGCAAAAGCCGCGCTTCCCAATAGTCTGGCGAATTGATAACGCCCGCCTCTGTCAGAGTTTGCAGGCCGCTGCGCTGCCAGTCCGGAATGGCGGGGGACTGCGGCGGTTTTGGCTGTGGCACAGTTTGTGCGATAAGCTGCGAAAGAAGCGTCAACACACTTGCGCCGTAACCTTTGCCAGGATAGGCCCAGCCTGCACCGCTCGGATTATCTGCTGCGCCCAGCCATTCTACATAAGGTGCGCTGCCGCGTGTAACCAATCCAAAACGCGGATCAACGCAAGGGTTTTTCAGCAGCTCGGTGGAGGCGTAGGCTTTCAGGTGTTGGATTTGTGCACGCACGCCGGTCAGTGTATTCGGGAAGGTTGCCGCTTGTCCGGCGGTATTGCCGTTCAGTGCGCCGATCCCCGCAAAATTATTTTGCCCCGGCTGGACGATGCCGCCGAATCGGAAGAAGCCCGTTTCATGCAGGCTTTGTGCAAATGCTACATCACCGCGCACGCCCTCGGTGGCTCCTTCTATTAAGTACATTTGCGCCAGCGCTTCAAGGGAACAGCCGGTAATCTGCGGCGCAGGATTGCGGCTTCGGCAGAAAAGTGCCATCTGCTGGGCGGTGGCCTGTGCTGTACCCATGATTGAAGTTCTGATTTCAGGCACAGTCTGTACGTTGAAATAACCTGCAAGCAGATCGGCTTCCGCTTCTGCCAGCCTGTTCAAATTTTCATCGACGGACAGCCATTTTGCGGCGGCAGTGTTCGTGTGGAAGCTGTACTCGACCAGCAAGTAAACCGGCACGCCAGCCGCACGAGCACCGCGAAGAACGCCATAATACTCGCCGCCTGCATTGTTCCTGCGGGTTGCTGTACGGCCCTGCTGGCGGGTTCCCATAAGCTGACCGATCGCCAGCGCGATTGCGCGGGCCAGCGTGTCCGCATTGTTTTGATTGTCGTAAGCGCGGTAAACAACAGGATAATCAACGCTTTCCGTATCGCAGGCGTTGGAATGCAGGGAAAGGAACACATCGCAACCCCTTGCCGCTGCACCGCGAGCGTATACGTCCATAGGCGTGTCGATAGCTGCTCGCGTGGTCACAACTTCAAAACCGCGCTGCTCAAGTGCTGCCTTGAGTTTGAGGTGCAGTTTCCAGGCCATGGTACTTTCATAATAGGTCTTAACGACCGGGCTTTGGTTGTAGGTGCTGCCGATGTGCCCCGCGTCCAGACAAATCTTGACTTTACTCATTGCCGTCACCCGCTTCCTCATCGGCGTGAAAAATGGGTTTGCCGTCCACGTCATTGATTTCCGGCTCCTGTGCCGGGATGGGTTCAGCCGTCTGATTCATTTTCTTTACCATATGATATCCTCCTCAAAGATTGTAAATAGGATAAACTACGTCAAGCAGTTCTTTTTGCTTAAAGGTATCGCGGCCCTCTGCTTCAAGCTGCTCATAAAACCGCTTCATTTCCAGCGCAATCTTGATGGTTTTGAGCACGCCGACCTGTTCGGGCGTGACCTCGGTCATCTCGTCATCTACCATCCACGCGATTGCCTGATGCAAATAAAACGACAATTTAACCCAGCCGCAGGACTTGTATTCCTCCATAACGTCAGCTGCGAATTTCCTGCGGTTCAGGCTGGGCTTGCGGGGCGGGAGCAGTCCCTCTTCACGGAGCCGCTTCCGTAATGCCGCCCGTTCGTCCTTCTCCCGCTGCGTCAGGCGTTTGTACTTCTTTTTTGCCATCCTGTGCGCCCTCCTTCCGTTCGGCCATCTTTTTCAGGGCTTCTATTACGACCGCACACTGTTTATGATCCAGCCATTCGATACGATCAATTTTGGTCATGCGCCTGACAAAGCCCTGAATTCGTTTCGGGTTATCATTCCAGCCGAGCAACTCGCATAAAGCATGAATTTTACGGCGCTGCGCTGCGGTTCTGGGGTCGCCGCTTTCGTCAGTGCGCTTGGGCCGCTTCTGTCCGCTGGCACTGTCCTTCATCTTCTGGAGTACGCTGGCGACCTGATTCAGATCATTCTGGGACAGTTTTTTCAGGGAGTCCTTTCCAGTCTCACGGTAAACAACCGCGTGCCGAATCCATGTGCAGCTCGGGCGATTTTGCAATCGCCCAAAGCGTGCGGATGGTAGCCTGCCAGCGGTCTTTCTTCGCTGCTGCCATAGATTCCTGGCCTCCTACTTTCCGGCCTTGATCTATCTGTTCGAGCTTGGCCATATCAAGGTCATAGCCGAATGTGTCCTTGGCCTTCCACTGCGCACCGACTGCATTGACCGTATCCTCGCCATATTTCCGGAGCACGTCTTTGCTGACATCTTCCTTTGTTATAATGCAGTCCAACATCTGGCGCACTTTCAGACGGCGGATCACTTCCTGAAGCTCTTCCTTCGCCCTCGGGAGAATCACGCTGACAGAACGCCGGAAGCCAACTTCTCCAAAGGTGAGCTTTTTCGAGCGGAGGTCGCCAAGCTCCAGCCGATGCTCTTCAACAAAGGCATGGACATCATGCTCGAGCAGTTTCAGGACGTTCTGATAAGGCTTGCACCGGTCTTCCGCAATCTTCTTCATTCCGGTAATCTGCTTGCTCAAATCGTTGTTGATTTCGTTGATTTCAAGCTGGGCCTCAGCCATCTGGCGGAGTGCGTCATTTACCTCATCCCAGGACTTGAGGCGCGGGGTTTCAAGGATTCTTTTTCTTGCCATTTTGAAAGGCTCCTTTCAAGTTGTTTGATTTGCGTCCCTCTGTAGGGTCGCTGTCAAATAAAATGTAATTTTGGGTAACTGTCATGTAAACGCCAAGAGGGAAGGTAAGCAGGACGGCAGTCGCGTCACAATCTTCCGGGGCGCTGCCGGGTGCGGAAACCATCATCAGCAGCGCTGCCGAAATGCCAATCAGTGACAGCCCGATCCGTTTCTGTTTTCTCATTTTCATTGTCCCTGCCCTCCGGCTGTTACAGCATCATCATAGCCGAGGCCTGCTCAACGACCTTGGCGGTAATGGTCTGGTCTTCACGTCCCTCAAGGATACGCTGGACGTTGGATAACGTGCGGTCAAGCAGGCGGAAGCAGCTCCGGCGTGTCCCGCACGCACGGGATTTGAACTCAAGCATTGCATCCGGAGCAACGTCGAAGTCATTCAAATAATCTTCCACTTCGGAAGGTGCTAAACCTTTGAGTTC